GAGATAGCAGATCTGACTTATGCGGCAGGACTGAGGATTGCTGTACTGTCCACAAGGGTCAAGGCATTGGAAGAAGGGGATGATAGGAAATGACATATAGTTTACAGATTGGCAAGTATAAGATAATATTTTCTGATTGTAATTTCAAGCCGTATCGGAAGAAGCCGACTATATCAATCTATGATGCAGAGTTAAACATTGAGCAAAAGATTGCATCGTTTAACAGTCAGGATTGCTTTGAATGGTTTGTCAGGGAGTGTATAAAACCTAATTTGAAGGAAGGGGATAAGTTGGAATGACAAGAGAAGAAGCATATAGCAGAATAGATGCGATCATTGAAAAGCATGAAGTCGATGATGTATATGTGACTATCAATAATCATAAAGATTATGATGCTTTAAGATTTGCAAGAAAACTGTTAGAGCAAGAGCCGTGTGATGATGCTATAAACCATGAAGATGCTCTGATGCGCCTGACAGGTGAAATAAAGGACACAGACACGATAGAAACAATCATTGCACGGTTTGTAAGAAGAATTAGAAAATTACCGCCCGTGAATCCACAGCCAAAGACAGGGCATTGGATAGATATAGATGGCGGAGTTGAATGTGATAAATGCGGTAAATGGTATCCTCATGCCCCTATTGCCAAAAATGAAATAAAGTTTTGTTCTGAATGCGGAGCAAAGATGGTTGAGCCACAGGAAAGTGAAGAAATCAGCGAGCGCAACATGAAGATGTGGGAAGATATTTTCAAAGCAGAAAGGAGCGAGCAATGGTAGTAATGAAAATGACACATATGGAGAAATTGCCCGAAACTTGTGATGATTGCCCATATTATAGCTGTAAGCCACATCCATATAAGGGGTGGGTGGACGGTTGTGAATTATGCTGTCAATGTATGGACGATGACCAAGAAGATGATTGGATATATGACGGTAACAGTAGACCGAAGAATTGTCCACTTATGGAAATTTCGACAGGTTCAGAAAGTGAGGACAACCAATGATGTTTAGCGATTTTGTTGAACGTGTGACAGAAACTCCAATTTGTTGTGAGTTAAAACGGTCTTTGGATAAATTGTATGAATTTTATACAAAAGATCATGATAAGTGTATGTTTTATCTTCAGCCACTAAGAGGATCGGCCAAGAGCAATTCATTTAGGATACTTTTACCATTATTACTGGAAATGTATAAGAAGGAGATAAAGCCATGACGCTACAGGAGGCGCTAGATATATTCACGGAGATGTCAGAGCGGGGACAGTGGACCATTGATCTCATATCGCTGCAAATATCCACAAAAGGTACAAGATGCAGCCAGGATCGGAGCGGAGTGTATCAAAACGTTATGAAGATTGATTTACTGCTGCAGTGTTGGGAGGAGGTAGATGATGGACAAGAGCATACTTGAACAGTACATCGGGATCAAGAACGAAGAGCGCGACCTGATCCGGCGGATACAGTCAATAGATGCAAGGCTCCTGAACATGGAAACCAGCATGATAGTATCCGATACAGTGACCCGCGGCAAAAAGGGGAAGCAATCTCTCGGCACGATCCGCATTGAGGGATTTCCATCACGGGACTACCAGAAGCGCAAGCGAACACTCCGGAAGTATAAGCAGCTTCTCGCTGATAAAGACGACGAGCTTCTGAATCTACAGGTTAAGGTTGAGGAGTACATCGAAACCATCGACGACAGCTATATTCGACAGATCATCAGATGTAAGTACATTGACGGCATGACATGGAATCAGATCGCGAAGAACATCCACACCACACCGGACTCCGCACGGATGGCTCTGACACGGTTTCTTGAAGTAGATTAAAGTTGTTCGTTTTGTTCGTTTTTAACGTGATAGAATGGTATCGGTAAAATATTGCCACATATAAAACCTTCTTTCGTTTACGGAGCTAGTCACGCGGCTGGCTCCTTTTGTTATGGACTTTTACAAGACACCTAAGTGGTTAAATTTAAGGAACAGCATATTGAGACGCGACGGCTATATGTGCCAGATATCCAAGCGGTACGGCAAGCACCGACCCGCGGAGATAGTACATCATATATTTCCGCGCGAAGACTTTCCAGAGTATCAATACGAACCTTGGAACCTCATAAGTATTACACGCGCTGTACACAAGGATATGCACGATCAGAACACGGGGGAGCTAACCAAAGCAGGGCTTGAACTCATGCGGCGGACAGCTCTGAAGAATGGGATTACTATACCGGATAAATATGATAGCAGAACACGAACGACACACCGCGACCAGCGGAACAGATACTGAATGGCACACAGGAAGACCCAAGCGCAAGGGGTGGTATCTGTGCCGGATAGGCGACGAAGAGCTCCGGCTATACTACTTCATCTGTGAGATGAACAGCAAGAAGCAATACTGGAATGACGAGACTGGCGCACGGATTGACGACGATGATATAGAGTGGCGGGAAGAGTGAGCCCGGGAAATGCGGCACCGCCTGAGCCCCCCCACCCGCATATTTTGCGTAAAAATCCGCGTTCAGTGCGGCGGGTAACCATTTCCAAGTTGGCGGGTAAACCGCATTAAATTTTCCCGAAACCCTACCGAAATAGTAGGATAAAGGGCAGATGACCAGATCGAAATATGGACAAGACCGAATGGAAAGACCAAATAAAACTTCAGACGCAAGCAGCGGGCATGTACCGGGCAGAATTTCAACCGGCGATAGATGCGTTGGCGGAAATATTAGAGCAGCGCGATAAGGTTTATCAGCAATATCTTGATGAAGGAAGTCAGGCGGTAGTGGTTCACGTTCAGGATCGTGGCGCAACCAACACAAAGAAAAATCCACTCTTGCAAGTGTGGATGGATCTGAATGCGCAAGCCTTGGCATATTGGCGAGATTTAGGCCTTACACCGTCCGGTCTGAAGAAAATTAATGAAAAGGCAATGGAAAAGCCGAAGAAATCCGCACTTGCGGAGGCTATGAAAGCGTTAAATGGCTAAGCAAAGTTATAAGAGTCGGGCAATCAAATATGCGGAAGGCGTTAGGGATGGCAAGTTAATAGTTGGAAAAGAAGTAGTGCAGGCCGCGGAAAGATTTTTGAATGATCTCAAGCAGTCTGATTTAGAACTACACACAAAAGAACCGGACTTCGTGATCGGGATCATCGAGAGGCTTATGGTTCACCAGCAGGGCGAGGCGTTAGACGGCACACCACTAAAAAATACGCCGCTGCTCTTGCAGGACTGGCAGATATTTGTGGTTTATAACCTGTTGGGCTTCTACTTCAAAGGAACCAAAGAACGCCGATACAAAGAAGCGTTCATTATGATTCCGCGTAAGAATGGAAAGACAATTACCATTGCGGCCTTAGCGTTTGGTATGGCGATATTGGAACGGAAATCCGGTGCGAAGATATACATTGTAGCAGCTTCGCAAAAGCAGGCCTGTGAGTCGTTCCAGGATATTCTGTACACGCTCCGTTATCGTCAAATGATAGATGAATTTCGGGTTCGCGATAACAATGCAGAACATTCGATCCATTATGAATTTTTGGATGATGAAGGCAGGCCAGACGGGTCAGTGGATATTGAAGCTCTGGCATCGAATCCGGACGCGCAGGATTCGTTCAACTGTAACATTGCCATAGCGGACGAGGTTCATGCTTTCAAAAAGGCGGCGCAATATAACCGGTTCAAGGAAGCCATGAAAGCCTATACCAACAAGCTTATGATCGGAATCACCACGGCAGGCGATGATGTTAATTCATTCTGCTACAGGCGTTTGGAATACGGCTTGAAAGTGGTAGGCGGAACCGTAAAAGATGATAGCTTGTTTGTGTTTATTAGCCGGGCAGATCAGGACGACAAAGGGAACGTTGATTATACCGACCCGCTCCAGCACCAAAAGGCTAATCCGTCCTACGGTGTGACTATACGACCGGAAGAGCTGAAAAATGACGCCCTGCAAGCTCAGAATGATCCGCAGCAGCGCAAGGATTTTTTAAGCCGGTCATTGGATATATACACGTCCGCGCTCAAAGCGTGGTTTGATATAGATGAATTTAAGGCATCCGATGCTAAGTATAATTGGACGCTCGAAGAACTTGCGAAGCTGAATATAAACTGGTACGGCGGCGCGGATTTATCCAGAATGTACGACCTTACCGCGGCGGCTCTGTACGGAAACTATAAGGGCGTGGATATCATAATCGCACACGCCTTCTTTCCAATTACTCAGGCGGCGGCAAAGGCTGAAGAGGATAACATACCGCTATTCGGCTGGCAGGACGACGGATGGTTAACGATGTGCAACAGCCCCACGGTCAATATATCCGATATTGTGAACTGGTTTATTTCCATGCGAGATAAGGGCTTCAAGATAAAGGCGGTTGGACACGACCGCAAGTTTGCCGGCGAAGAATATTTTCCGGCTATGAAAAAGGCAGGATTCTATATTGAGGATGCACCCCAATACTATTATCTGAAGTCACAGGGCTTCAGACATATTGAAAAAGCGGCAAAAGACGGAAAGCTATATTACTTGCATTCTGAAGCATACGAGTATTGTGTAGCGAATGTGAGCGCAATCGAAAAAACAGATGATGCAGTACAGTATCAAAAGGTGCAACCGACGCAAAGGATAGATTTGTTTGATGCGTCGGTTTTTGCATGCAACAAGTACCTGAATCAAGCTGAAAAGTCCAAGCAGGCCGCACAGTGGTGGAGCTAATGAACATTTTTAGTAAATTCAAGAAAAGAGAAAAGCCGACTACTCCAATAGCATTATGGCTGAATGATAACGAAGATTTTTGTGTGTCAGGCTATACGTCTCTCGATAAAAACCCCGAGATCATGACAGCGTGCAGGCGTATAGCGGAGCTAATCGGATCAATGACTATACACCTGATGTCGAACACTCAGCGCGGCGATGTAAGGATAGTCAATGAGCTGTCGCGAACCATAGACATCACGCCCATATCCACTATGACACGATCACACTGGATGGAAGCCATAGTCATGAACATGCTTCTTTATGGTGAAGGCAATAGTGTGGTATGGCCGCATACATGGGACGGCTTACTGAGATCCTTGGAACCTATAGCAGCGTCAAGAATCAGCTTTTTACCAATGCCGGAAAATCCCTACAGGTATTACAAGATTTTAATTGACGGTCAAGCGCATGATCCTGAGAGCATGCTGCATTTTGTGCATAATCCCGACAAGTATTACCTCTGGAAAGGGCGAGGGTTAACCGTATCACTCAAAGAGGTAGCCGATAGCCTAAAGCAGGCAGAGGCGACCAAAAAGGGCTTCATGAAATCAAAGTGGAAACCGTCACTGATCGTCAAGGTTGACGCTATGACGGAAGAATTTTCAGGCGTAGAAGGACGAAAGAAGCTTCGCGAAGATTATCTTGAGACCGGTGAGGCAGGCGCGCCCTGGATCATCCCCGCGCAGCAATTTGATGTGCAGGAAGTCAGACCGTTATCTCTGTCGGATTTAGCGATAGCGGACACAGTAACATTGGATAAGCGCACGGTGGCGTCAATATGCGGCGTGCCGCCGTTTGTACTGGGCGTTGGCGAATACGATCAAAAGGCGTGGAACTCATTTATTCAGAATACCGTCCGCCCGATATGCACAAATATAGCGCAGGAACTAACCCGTAAGTTGATAATCAATCCGAAATGGTATTTGAAGTTCAATGTGCGGAGTTTGATGGACTGGGATCTTACACAGCTCTATCAGGTGTATGGCGGACTTACAGATAGAGGCATCGTTACCGGAAACGAGACAAGGGATATATTGGGAATGAGCCCGTTGGATGGTCTTGATGAACTGACCGTCTTGGAGAATTTCATACCCATGGACATGATCGGGAATCAATCAAAGTTAAAGGAGTGAGACTATGGAACAGCGATATATACCATTTAAGGAAGTAACCACACGATCCGATGAAAACGGCTCTCCGATTTTGGAGGGCTATTTTGTTAGGTATGACGACGTTTACGACGTAGCGCCCGGTGCTACCGAGAGCATCGCGCGCGGTGCGTTTACAGAGTCGATACACGGAGACGTGCGGGCTTTATATAATCACAATTCTGACATTGTATTAGGGCGAGTGAGTGCCGGTACTCTCGAGCTCGAGGACAGAGATTTAGGATTGTGGGGGAGAATAAAAATCAACCCCAAAGACTCACAGGCAATGGACGCCTATGAGCGCATAGCAAGAAAAGATATTCAAGGGTGCAGTTTTGGCTTTAACGTCGAAAAGGAAAGCACCGAGGTACGGGATGATGGGAGCGTGCACTGGACGATTGAAAAGGTCAATCCATTATTCGAGGTATCGCCCTGTGTATTCCCCGCCTACCAGTCAACGTCCATCGAAGCCCGTAAGCGGGACTTAGACGAGATCAAAAAACGCCAAGCTGAAGCTTGGAAGAAAAGAATGAAAGAGAGGTTACAAGGACATGGCACTGAGACAGTTGATGCTGAAGAAAAAGATTGATGAGAAGCAGAAAGAGCTCACCGCACTCCGTGAAAAAGATGCGGAGTTTGAAAAGCGTGAAGCTGATCTTGAAAAGTCAATCGACGAAGCCGGAACCGACGAAGAGCGGACGGCAGTAGAGGAAGAGATTGGAAGCTTTGAGAGCGACAAGACGGCGCACGAGGAGGCCAAAGCTTCACTTGAGGAAGAAGTAAACGGTCTCGAGAATGAGCTTCGCGAAATTGAGGAAACAGATGAGAGACAGGACAAAGAGCCTGCAAAAGTAGAAAGAGAGGACACTAAGATGGAAGTAGTAGAGAGAAAGCACGGTTATGATGTGATTATGCAGCGCGATGATGTCAAGGAATGGCTTGGAGAGATCAGAACCAGCATCAAGGAAAAGAGAGCTCTGACAAATGTCGGGCTTACCATTCCGGAGGTATTTCTTGGCTTACTGAGGGAGAACGTCACCAAGTATTCCAAGCTCTACAAGCACGTTACTGTAAGGGCTATCAACGGCACAGGTCGTGAAGTGGTCATGGGTTCCGTACCTGAAGCAATATGGACAGAGTGCTGCGCTACTCTTAACGAGCTTTCGCTTGGTTTTAACGACGTTGAGGTTGACTGCTATAAGGTTGGCGGATACTTCAAGATTTGCAACGCATCACTCGAGGATTCAGATGTCCAGCTTGCAAGCACGATCATTGAGGCACTTGGCCAGGCAATCGGCTTTGCGCTTGATAAGGCTATACTTTATGGCCGCAACTCTTCATCGAACATGAAGATGCCCCAGGGTATCGTGTCAAGGCTTGTACAGACTTCAGAGCCTTCAACATATCCGCCCACAGCAAGGACATGGGAGGATCTTCACGAGAAGAACATCAAGACTATCGGCTCTTCAGTGCTTCCCGTGGGAGGCGTGGATCTGTATAAGAGCATCATCAAGGAGTCCGGAGCCATCAAAGGTAAATATGCAAGGGGAGAAAAGGTGTGGGTAATGAATGAGACCACATACACCACCCTTAAGGCTGAGGCCGTAAGCTTCAACGCCGCAGGTGCAATAGTATCCGGAATCAACGGCACAATGCCTGTAGTAGGCGGAATAGTTGAGGTTCTTGATTTCATCCCGGACGGCGTGATAATCGGCGGATATTTCGAGCTTTATCTCCTTGCAGAGAGAGCCGGATCTAAGTTCGCACAGAGCGAGCACGCTTTCTTTATACAGGACCAGACGGCATTCAAGGGAACCGCAAGATATGACGGCGTGCCTGTAATTGCTGAGGGCTTCATGGCGATAGGTCTCAATGGCGTAACCCCTGACGCCACTATGACCTTTGCGGCTGATACGGCCAACCTTGGAGCTTAATGTATAAGGTTATCATCCAATTCGCAGACCTCAAGGACGGGGGGTATCTCTACAATGTCGGAGATACCTACCCGCGTGAGGGGTTCGAGGTCAGTGAGGCGAGGATTAAAGAGCTGTCTGGTGGCGATAATCGCCGTCATATAGCTTTGATTGAGCAGATTACAGAGGTAAAAGATGAACCAAGACGCAATTCTGGCGATGTTAAAAGCAAACCTCGAAAAAGTAAACAGC